CCCGGGCTTCATTCCGGCGGCGCCGATCAAAATCGCCCAGAGGTAACCCATGGCCGAAGATCAAAACACCGTCAGCCTTACGGTTGACGGTCTGGATTATTCCGGCTGGAAATCGGTGGAAATTATCGCCGGCCTGGAAGATCAGGCCAGATCCTTCTCTCTGAACATCACCTGGAAGTGGCCGGGGCAGGACGTCGCGGTGCCGATCCGGCAGGGCGCGAAGTGCCAGGTACGTATCGGTGATGACCTGGTGCTGACCGGCTGGGTGTTTGCCACGCCGATCGAATACGACGACAAGCAAATCACGACCACGATCAGCGGCCGCTCGCTGACGGCGGATCTGGTGGACTGTGCGGCGGTGAACAAGCCAGGGCAATGGAACAACCAAAGCGTGCTGACCATCGTCAAGGCGCTGGCGGCGCCCTATGGGATATCCGTGCGCAGCGAGATCCCCGAAGGAGCGAAGCTTTCCGACCACACCATCGAGCCGGGCGAGACGGCCTTCGAATCCATTGACCGCTTGCTGACGCTGTTTCGGGTGTTCTCCACCGACGATGCGCGGGGAATGGCGCTGCTGGCCAGGCCTGGCAGCGAAGGGCGGGCCTTCGATCATCTGGAGGTCGGCAAGAACATCCTCACCGGCGGCGCGCCGCTGGACTTCTCCGGCGTGTTTTCCGAATACCAGGTGCTTGGCCAGCGCTCGGGCACCGACGATGAGTTTGGGGAGGCGGCTGCAGAAGTGTCGGCGGTGCTGACCGATGACCGGACCACTCGCAAGCGGGTGCTGATTATCCAGGAGTCGGGCCAGATGACCAACGAGCTTGCCCAGGCCCGGGCCAACTGGGAGCGCGGCACGCGCATGGGCAAGGCCCTTTCCACCACCTACACCGTGCAGGGCTGGCGGCAAACCAACGGCGCGCTCTGGAAGCACAACACCTTGGTTCGGGTGATCGACCCAATCATCGGCTTTGACCGTTGGATGCTGATAGCCCGGGTGACTTACACGCTTACCGACGCCGGCATGATCACGAAGATGGAAGTCGGCCCGCCGGACAGCTACGAGCCGGAACCGCACGACCCGCACAAGAACCGCAAATTGAAGAAGGGCGGCAAGGCCGACAACTTCGAATACCTGATTCCCGCGGACTACGAGCCAAAACAATGACCGTGAAAAACATGCTGGCCCGCGGCACCGTGGTGCTCGTCGACGCCTTGAAGAAAATGCAGTCCCTTCAAATGCGGCTCACCGCCGGCGAACTGAAGGACAACGCCGAACACTTCGAGCCCTATGGCTACACCAGCAACCCGCTGGCCGGCGCCGAAGTGCTCACGGCCTTCATTGGTGGCGATCGTTCGCACGCGGTCGTACTGGTTGCGTCTGATCGCCGGTACCGCATCCAGGAACTGAAGCCCGGCGAAGTGGCGATCTACACCGACGAGGGCGACAAGATCCACCTCAAGCGTGGCCGGATCATCGACATCGAAACCGAAACGCTGAACATCAAGGCCAGCGGGTCGGTGAACTTCGAAACGCCGACCATCACCCAGACGGGCCAGATTGTGTCACAAGGCGACCAGGTTGCAGGCGGGATCAGCCAAATCAGCCACGTCCACACCAGCACCCAACCGGGTAGCGGCCAGAGCGGTGCACCCGCGCCGGGGGCATGATGATCATTCCAAGCACTGTCGAAGCTGCGCTGATCCGCGCCGTGGTGATCAGCCTGTACACCTGGCGCCGGGCCGAAGCCGACGACCCAGTGGACGACGATGAGTTGTACGGCTGGTGGGGCGACAGCTACCCAGTGTCTGCTGATGACCGTATCGGCTCGCGCCTGTGGCTGCTGCGCCGCGTGAAACTCACAGACGCCACCCAGCGAGACGCCGAGTACTACGCCGCCGAGGCGCTGCGCTGGCTCATCGATGACGGCCAGGTCTTGGACGTCGCGATCAGCAGTGCCCGAGCCGACATCAACCGATTGAACCTGGGGGTCGTGCTCACGCTGACCACCGGCGCCAAGCTGGAAATCCAACCCACCCCTTCCTGGCAGGTGATCTATGCCGTTTGAAACGCCCTCGTTGCCGGTGCTGGTGGATCGCACCCAAAGCGACCTGACCAGCGACGCGCTGCGCCGATCCGACGCCCAGGTCTTGGCCCGTACCTTGGCAGGTACTGCATACGGGCTGTACGGCTATCTGGACTGGATTGCCGAGCAAATACTGCCGGATCGCTCGGATGAAGAAACGCTGGAGCGCATCGCCCAGCTGCGCCTGGGCCAGCCCCGCAAACCCGCTCAATCTGCCGAAGGCTCCGTCAGCTTCCAGGCGGCGGCTGGCGCTGTGCTCGACGCTGACGTGGTGCTTCAGGCTGGCGATGGACGGAGCTACCGCGTCACCGCTGGCGTGACCACCGTTGCAGGACTGAACACCACCACCATCGCCGCCGTGGACGCTGGAACGCTGGGCAACGCCGACGCCGGGCTGTCGCTGACCCTGGTGCAGCCCGTGTCAGGCGTGACCAATGCATTTACGGTGCTGGCGCCTGGCCTGATTGGCGGCATCGCTGAAGAAAGCGTCGAGTCGCTGCGCGCCCGGGTGGTCCGGTCGTACCGTGTCATCCCGCATGGCGGCTCGGCGGATGACTATGAAACCTGGGCGCTTGAGGTGCCAGGCGTCACCCGGGCGTGGTGCCGAGGCAACTACCTTGGGCCCGGCACCGTGGGTTTGTTCGTCATGCGTGACGAAGACCTTGACCCGGTGCCCAGCCCCGAGCAACTGGCCGAGGTCCTGGCCTACATCGAACCCCTGCGCCCCGTGACAGCAGAGCTCTACGTTCTCGCGCCGGTACGGGTGCCGTTGGCCTACAGCATCCACCCGGTGCCCGACACCACCGCCGTGCGCGCCGCGATCACGGCCAACCTGATCGACCTGCACGACCGTGAAGCGGGCCTGGGAAGCACCCTGTTGATCAGCCATATCCGCGAAGCAATAAGCGGAGCGGCAGGGGAAACCGACCATACCTTGACCTTGCCAGCGGCCAACGTCACCGCTGCGGCGAATCAGTTGCTGACCTTTGGGGGCATCACATGGCTGTAGCGCGAACTGCCGAACAGTACCGCCGTCAGTTGCGCGGCCTGCTGCCTCTCGGCCCTGCCTGGGATCCTGAGCTGGTACCGGAAATCGATCTGGTGCTATCGGGGGTATCGGTCGAGTTCTCGCGCCTCGATGCCAGGGCGGTCGATCTGCTGAACGAGATGGACCCGGCCGGCGTTAGCGAACTGGTGCCTGACTGGGAAGCAATCATGGGCCTGCCTGACCCGTGCCTGGGGCCCAATCCTGCTTTTGAAGATCGCCGGCTAGCGGTCCGGCGACGCCTGGTTGAGGTGGGTGGGCAGAGCCGAGCGTATTTCATTGAGATCGCAGTAAGCCAGGGCTACCCGAACGCCACGATCACAGAGCACCGGGCGCCTCGTTTTGGCCGGGCACGCTTTGGCTCGGCGCACTTCGGCACCTGGAACGCACAGTTCATGTGGACGCTCAACACCGGCGGCAGGCAGCGGCAAGGCCGTCGGTTCGGAGTGAGCTACTGGGGCGAGCGCTTCGGCGCGAACCCGGGCAACCCGCTCGAATGCACCATCCGGCGCCCGGCGCCGGCACACACCGTTGTGCACATCAATTTTGACTGAGGGGTAATAGCGTGGATTTTCCAAAAAGTGTACCCAGCGTCGGGCTGGTAGATGGCAAGTTCGTTGATGAAGACCCGCTTGCGGGTACTCCAGGTTCGCTAATACCAGCGCAATGGGGCAATGCGGTCACAGAAGAGATCCTGAATGTGATTTCCTCGGCCGGGCTTGAGCCTGATGAACTGGCAAACAATCAGCTAGTGGCTGCTATCTCGCAAATCATCGGTGCAACTCGCCCTTTTGCAACACAGGCAGAAGCAGAGGCAGGAGTTGATAACACCAAATCGATGACCGCGGTGCGCACCCAACAAGCCATCAGCAAGCGCGCCGCTATAGTAGGTTCTTCTCGCAATGTGCGTATGACGGTCACAGTCGCCAGCGCAACAGCGAACCTTACCGCGGACGAGATTTTTGTAAAGTCATCTCTCGGCGGTTCGGCTTGGCTGCTCTCATCGTTCAATAAAACGTTGAACCTGGCCAGTAATGGCGCCGGCGGCATGGACACGGGTGTGGCGCCTACATCGGGCTATGTATCGGTCTACGCGATCTACAACCCAACCACCGGAGTCTCCGCTCTGTTGGCCTGCTCGCAAGCAACCAGCAACGGCCCCGTCTATAGCGGTGCGAATATGCCCGCCGGGTATACCGCTTCGGCACTTGTGAGTTCTTGGGGTACAACAGCGGGCGGCCTTTTAAGGGCTGCCGTACAAGTGGATAGGCTTGTTTCTTTCACGGCTATTTCAGCGCTGAACACCTCGACTGCGGCTGGGACATTTACCCTTTTCACTCTGGCGGGTGCCGTCCCGCTGAATGCCATCAGTTATTTTGGGTACTTCGGGGCTGTTAGTACGCTCACAGGTACCCTTGGGCTTGTTGTTGCTGCCACATCTGGCGGGTTCGGGGCGCAGAACGTGAACAATAGCGGCACCCAAGTAACAACCTCATTCAGCATCCCGATTACCAGTCCGCAACAAAGCTATTACGTGACTGCAAGCACTTCGGGAACGCCGACGTTTTCCGTGAATGTCACCGGTTATACCTTCTGAAGGGAGTGATGAGGATGCAATTTTTCCTAATTTATGACGATACAGGTAACTATCTTCGTGTTGTCTTCGATCCTGCCGAAGTCCTGCCAGGTGAGTATGTGTTTGATCACCAGCTTACCGAAGAAGAATTGATTCAGAATTTTCCAAACTACATTCCTCAGGCGTGGGTCGCCGTGCAGCAACGGGCGCGATCTGCGCTTATCACTTCTGACGGGGTGTTTATCCGCTGCGGCAAAGCTAATAAGCCATTCCCGCAGGACTGGTGGGACTATGTGGAGGCGCTCCGCGCGATAGTTCGTACAAGGAATGGCGACGTTAACCTTATTATGCCAACCCCCCCGCCATATCCTCCAGAAACATAATTTCCGCTCAGAATTAGCGAGCTGCACCATAAGGGGGGGGCGCCTCCAAGCGTATGGCGGG